AGCTACTAATAACACACACGTTAGTGATGGGTACTGCTGGTGCATTCCTATGGCCCTTCCGTGATCTAGTAACTGACATGCTTCCAGAAGACATGACAGAGGAACAGCGTATCACTGTACAGCAAGGCGTGGTTTCTGGTGCAATTGCAGCACTAACTGACGGTGAAGCAAAGCTGGCACTGGGTAGTCGCTTTAACACCTTCAAATACTATGAAGACATCATTAAGGGCTTGCTAGACCCTGAGAAGTCTTTCCTAGAGGTTGCTGCTGGTCCCTCTGGCTTTGCTGCTCTACGACTACTAGGTGGTGTTGGTGAGGGTCTAAAAATCATTACCAAAGCACCTATGTCTATGGACACACTGCAGATTGCTTTAACAGAAATGGGCAAGGGCAGCTTCTCGTTTATTAATAACGCTCACAAAGCTCGTCTAGCCATGGACAACTACAATCAAGTGCAAAGTAGCAGCGGATCATCTATGTTCCGTGTTACAGACACTGAGGCATGGCTAATTGGCTTTGGCATTCCTCCTGTTGCACAAGAGAACCTGTCAATTCTTTACAGCAGTAAAAAAGCACATGATGACGACATCAAGTCTGCTGCTAAAGCAGTTGGTAAACACTCTATGCTTGCTCTTACTGCTCTACGTAACAACGACAGTGATGGACACAAAACCCACGCAGCAGTTGTACAGGCAATTCTAAACGGTTACTCAGGCGCTGATTTACAGCAACTTTATCGTGAAGCCTATAAAGTAGAAGCATTTACTCAGTACGAAAAGATGCTAACTGAGCAGGCTGTAAAAGACTGGAAGATTAAAGACATTGTGACGAACACAGGAGTACAGAAATAATGGCAACTTTTCGCGCAGACGTTACTAGGAACGTTGAGCCAGCAATGGCTAACCCTGCCTTACTAGGCCAAGCAGCTAGGGCAAAAGCAGGCGCTATTGACACTCTTGCAAACCTCGCTGGAGAAGTCTACAAAGGCTACGTGGCTGGTGAGATGGCTAACATCGAAGAGCAAGCTGCACAAACAGCAGGTGAGTTCTTTATCTCTGGTCAAGCTGCTGAACAAGCAGCAAGACAACTTCCTGCAGTAGCTGCAGCCCGTGGCACAGTGTTTGAAACTCAAGGGCCGCTACAACCTGCACAACAAGAAGCTGTTGAAAAACAACTGTCTTCATTTGACGCAGAGCTAACCCGCCTTAAAAGTGCTGTTGAAGGAGGCATGTCTAACGAACGTTACGTGTCCCGCATTGATGCCATTACAAAAACTGCCATTGCCAAATTCCCAGGTCTAGCTAACCAAATTCGGGAGCGTGTTGCTTCTGTTACGGGTATGCCCGGTGCAGATCGTTGGGCACAGATGTCTTACGTTCGTGATCGTTTTACCCCTCCAAAAGAAGGTAAAAAAGGTAAGACCCCTGAAGACATGGCAATGCAAGATATTGACGAAGCTGCTAAAGAGGGTTTTTTTGGTACTCGTGAAGACCTACTAAATCTATATCGTACTGACCGTGCTAAATACGATGCACGTATGACAGGATTTAAACAGGTTCTTAGCCAACGAAGCGAAACTAAAACTTTAGAAGCATTCACTGGTGGACTACGTAATCAAGGCGACACACAAGCAGACCAGCAACGTTCTAATTTTACGGCTGTATTTAGTGGTAGTCTAGGCACTAGTGTTTTAACGCAATCTGTACAAGATAAAGAGAACGTGTTTGGCACAGTATTAGAGTTGATGGCTAAAGGAGAAAATGTTTCTGTCAACATCGTTCCTTTTGAAACAACCATCAAGCTTCATCAAGCACAGATGCGTACTAATATTGAGAACGCTCGTCGTGTGGCTTATACTACGGTAGATACTTATTTAGCAAATAATCCATACGTATCTGATGCTAAACGTAAAGAACTTTATGCAGACATTGATAGGTCTGCTACTGTAGCTCTGGGTAAGTATGCTGATGACAAGGGTGTTGGTCTTGTTGCTATGGCTAACATTATGCGTACCTATCGTGATAAGAGCCTCGCAGAGAAGTCACAACTTGTGGAACTAGCCATCAAGCAACAAACTGCTATGCAGAACAACCCTATGGTTATGGCCTATTGGGCTGGTGGTGTAGATCGAGAAAACCTTAAACGAACCAACCGTAGTTTCTATGAGTTCATGGTAGGACAAGAGAATGAGCTTACTAGTAGCATTTCTGGTGTTCGTAACGAAATTAAGGGTGCTACTGATTTAGCTAACGTACAGCGAGTCATTGTGCAGTCACAACAAAGTCCTGCTGCTGTGCCTGTTGATCCCGTTGCATCAGCAACTACCACTCGTGCTGCACATCAGGCACAGATGGCTACTGCTGTAGAAGTACTAAAGAAAGCCGAACTACTACCTGCAGAAGTAAACGTTGTCAGTGCTGCTCTAAGCACGTCTACTCAGTACGGTGCTAACAGCATGCTATTAGCTCGCGACTATCGTAAGATTGGGGACAAGATTGTAAATCTACCTGAGCCAGATCAGGCTGTGATTAAGGCTAACGTTAGCAACAGCATTACTCAATCTGTACGCAACGTACAAGATGTTAAAGGTGTTATTGAAGAGAAGTACAAGGTTAAACTACAGCTAGGCGTAAACGATGCTGGAGAGATTGTTGTAGTGCAGCCTCCTCGCCCAGAGATTCCTTCTCAACGACGTGCTATGACGATGGCTGAGATGCAAGCTGCTGCTGCTCCAGTGATGAACACTGCTTACACACAAGCTACAGCAGAGTTTAACAAGCAGCTTAAGCCAATGCTGAGCAACATGGTGTTTGGTCGTGCCATGCTGACTAAAGAACAACCTAAAGCTGTTGGACAAGACTTTGCTACTCTTATTAATAACAACCAACCTTACGGCGGTTTCTTCAGCATGCAAGCACAGCCTGTGGCTGCTCCTGCGCCTGCCCCTGCTGCTAGTGCTGCTCCAGCCGCTGGTGGCGGTAAAGAGTGGTGGGAGCAATAATGGCTGACTGGAAAGAACTTGTTAAAAACAAGAAAGAGTGGAAGACTCTAAAGTATAACGATCCACGACTAGACGACTTTGCGCTAGAAGTGGAGAATAGGTACGGTCTTCCTAAGGGTATGGTGCTAGCCATTAAGAATGCCGGGGAGCGCACTAACCCCGGTCAGGTAAGCCCTAAGGGTGCACAGGGCATCATGCAGTTTATGCCAGCTACACAGAAGCTGCAGAATGGTATGTTCAAGCATGACCCTAACAACCCATTTGCATCCATTGATGCTGCTGGTAAATATCTGAAGTTTACTTTGGAGAACCAGTATAAAGGGAATGCGCTAGCTGCTGTTGCTGACTACAACGGTGGGCCTTCTGCTGGTAAGGCAATGCTAGCTGGTGAGATGCCTCCTGCTAAAGAAACGCAGGAGTATATAGAGAGAGTTAAGACTTACTTAACCGAAAAGTATAAGAAATAAAAGAGGCCCCCGAAGGGGCCTTTCTTTATGCTACTCGTACAATGTCGTAGCCAAAACTACGAATGATGTACATCGGTAGATGCTCCCCCGACTTCAGGGACGCTTGCTTCCTCATGAATTTCCGAAGTGCTGAACGTGCGCTGTTGTAGTTGCTGAAGGACACCTTCAAAGATTTTGGCAGACTGCCCTTCACGTTTTTGAGCTTGTACATGTTGTTTCCTTTCTTCACGTGCAATTAAATATTGAACATTGTGTAGTGCCTTATACAGGTCTTCTAGTGGCTTACCTTTGTCTTTCCAGCGCATTAGATACTTAACTGCGCTAGCCTCCCAACCATTCATGTCGTATGCTTCCCAGACTTCCCACGGCTGGATCTTACGATCCTTGTAGTGGTTGCCTCCATACTGCACCGCCATAACTTCTTCATACTTCATGGGGCTTTTCCTTTAGTAGTGCAGGAATACGCTTCTCCTTCTCTAGTCTCTCAATTTCTTTTGTCAGTAGAGAACATAGTCCTTCTTGTAGCAGAAGCTGTACCATTCGCTCGTCTAGATCACGCAGCACAACGTCTACAGATCCGTCCTCATTCTCCTTTACAGTCTCTACAATCATCGCTGTTTCTCCACAAAGCTATTGCACAGTTGGTGAACCTTACCATCCGCAGTCTTAAATTTTAACACCACTTCAATCTTGTTGTCAAAGTCGTAGAGACTGACAAGTAGATGGCGGCGTAAAGCTTCCATCATGCGGTAGCTTTCATCATTCGTCATAGTAACTCCTTATAGTCTTCTTAGCCTTCCACACAAGATTCTTAGCGTGGTTTGGGCTACACCTCAATATCACAGCAATGTCATTATAACACATATTGTCTTCCAGCTTTAGCATGAGGGCTTTCTTTTGCTTTGCAGGAAGTGTGTCAATTAGCTGCGTTACATGCTGCACTGTCTGTTTGGTTTCGTATATTGACTCTGGTGTATCCACGGTTACATTCTCAAACTCGGTTTTAAGGCTGTTTAACGGGCGTCTAGACGCTTTATTAATGGCAATGGTACATAACCATGTATAGAACTGACTATCGCCCCTAAACGTGTTCAAGTATCGGAATGCAGCCACAAAGGTATCTTGCGTCAACTCTTCTGCAAGAGCATTGTCGTTAACGCGTTTCCTAAGAAACCTGTAGATGCGATCCCAATACTTAGTAGTAAGCAGAGAGTAAGCTTCCTCACTCCCTGCTAACGCCTCTGATATTAGTATCGTGTCATCAGATTTCACAGACACCGGCAACACACGCCAACTGTTGAGCACCCTCAACGTTGTCATCGTACTCTACAAAAGATTCCCAATCAATTGTAGCAGGCATCTCTGCCTTTAGCTTCGCATAGGTAGCTGCATCAACTTCCTCGTAAGGAGCCTGCTTGTAGCTACCGCCATCCCACGGCAGGAAACTAATGCCGCTAATCTCATCAAAGTTCTTCCAGACCCATGCACCTACCTCAGGCCAGTCGGCTTCCTTGACGTACACAGTGACTGAGGGCTTGTGCTCACACCAGTGACGTTGATAGGTTAGCCATAGCTTCAGGTGAGTAAAGCTGTCTAGCTGATCACGGGTTACGCAACCGTCAGGAGCCTTCATGGGGAAGCTAAACACCGTAGTGTCATGTGGCTTCATTACGTCCGCTTCGTTAGGAATGCCTTGATCCTTGAGGAACTGCGTGATAGGGTCTTTGTTATCATTACGTACACGTCGAATATAAAACTCGCTGTGACGAGCATGAATGCCAGAGGCACTATCAACAAGCTGGCTAACAGTGCCGCTAGGCTTAACGCAAGTAATCGCAGCAGATTGCGGGATGCCCAACTCATCAGCAAACTCCTTATTAGTAACAACAGAACTCTCACGCAGCGCATCTAGCCGTGATGAC